AGTTTAGGTTTTTCTTCCCCCTGAGATTTTGCAGATTTAATAGATTCCAACAAGTCTTTTTTTGACAAACCAACAGATTTTAAACCGAGTTTTTTTGCCTCTTTTTGTAACTCTCTATATTTCATACGTTTTATTTTAACTTGAATTTAATTACTTTGTCAAATTCTTGCTAATTATTAGAAAAATATCAGTCATTTGCTTTGCGGTTATGTTCTCAGGGACGTCATCAACTAGAATTTTATGTAACCCAATTACAATCTTCTCACCAAATAGAGACTCAATGTCTTTTAATTGGTTTTCTCTTTTTGCAATCACAGTTTTATATTTTTTCTGCAAAACTTTTATTTCTTTTTCAAAATCTTTTTTATTGCTTATCACAAAACTATTTACTCCTTGCACTGTTTTTATCTGTGGTTCGCCACCAACCTTAACCGAGTATTTTTTCGCTAATAGTGAGCGTTTTTTTTCATATTCTAAAAAATCAATATGTGGTTTGTACGCCTCTTTAATAGCATCTATCTCAGGTGTCATCTTAGAAAGATTTTTAGAAACCGCATAAGCAAATTTTACTCCAGTAAGATTACCGACTCTTTGCAAACCCTCAAACAAATCAATGAGCTGTCGTTTTGTTATTTTTGTATCCATTGTTTTAAAATCCATAATTTTTAATCATTTTTTTCTTTTTAATTTTGCGTAACCGTTTCATTTTTTCTCTCTGGCTAGGATTTTGTGCTTCCTTTACCGCCTTTTTTAGCCACGTCCTAATTTGTAATTTAGTGTATTCATTACCCATATCATAAACCTACTTTTGCTTTAGCCTGTTTAATTTCCTCATCACTTGCTTTATTTTTTTCTTTAAAATTTAAAAATGGGTCTAAAATATTTTGCAGAGTAGAAAGTGCAATGGCTCTAGCTCTAACTGTTTCCCCAACCGCCATTGTTGATAAATTTTCTAGCCCATCAATTGAGTTTAACTTGTCCATCTCCTGCAATATAAATACCTGAAATTCTATAAACCGACTGTCTTCTCTTAATGATTTAACAATGTCTTTATTCATAGTTAACCGATTATATCACATATTATATTCCGTACCTTTTGGCAACAATAGAGGCTCTTTCTGTACGTCGTGCTTTAATCAAAGCAATTTTATAATCATCAATTGGTGGTTCTGCTATATCGTTTTGCATAGCAAGAGCGTCTGGTACATCATCGTGAGCACCCTTTGGGAAAACTACTAACTCCTCCTCTAAGTTCTTACACGAGTTTTCAATATGGTAAATACCGCCACTTGAGTACCTCGGTATCAAACCTCTAATTCTTACCTCTTTTTGTGTTGATGGTTGTTTTATGGGAACAATATTGGGGAATTTATTTAACTTTATACACTCATCATCATAAAATGGTTTAACAGCTTTTAAATATACTGTCTCCTCTATTCCAATTTTCTCAAATCCTTCATCGTGTAGTTTAAAAATATGATTAAGTAATTCTTTAGAGTCAAAATGCACTCCCATAGCCTTGATATTCCATTTGTTTTGTTTGTCGATATAGTTTCGCACAATTCCCGTATTATCATTTTCAACACCCTTTCCACCGGGATCAATTGTGGCAAATTTTCTAGTATCCAATGCCTCCACCTCACTCCAAGACCTACTCTTAAACCATTCTGTTTTAAACTCTTGATTAGCAGAAGTTATTGGGTTGCATTGATATAGTGCAGAGAACTCATAAGGTCCAAGTGTATTCTCTGTTTTTCTTAACTTATTAATTGGGAATTTTGCAGGCCATAGAGCTTCACCTTTTTTTCTAAAGTTTTCATCTTTTATTGCAATAGCAGGAAACTCAACCAAAATCCACTTATCATATTCATTTTCATTATTAGCTTCGTCCTCTTTTTGCTTTGCAATTAAACGACCAATTACATCATCAGTGTGCCAACGAGTTCCGATAACAATAATTGCAGTGTTCCCTTCTTGTCTGGTGTAAAAAGTTGATTTCCACCAATCCCAACGAGAGTCTCTAATTGTTTGCGATTCTGCCTCTTCTCTATTCTTAAAAATATCATCAACGATACCAACTTTAAAACCTTTACCCGTAATTGCACCTCCTGCACCTGCTGACATATATCCTCCTCCTTCTTCAGTCATCCACTTACCTTTAGCCTGACTATCGGAACGCAATCTAGTTTTAAATATTTGTTGGTAAGACGTAGACTGCATAATCTCTCTGGTCCCGTGTCCAAAATCAACGGCCAAATCACCTGAGTACGAGGCAACCATCGTGGGCCATTCAGGATGTTTACCCAACATCCACGCAGGAAACTTCATGGTTGCTAACTCACTATTATGAGTTGGGATAAACCCCTCAGTTATGAGATAAATACCATCCTTATTCTCTACTTGAATACATTCCCCTTTTACACCCTCAATTTTTTCAATAGAAACTATAGAAATTCTTCTTTTTAGTCCTTGACCAATTCTATCATTTTTACGCTTTAAATATGTATAAAATTTATTATCTGTCGGAGTAAATGAAACAGTATAAACCCTATGTTTACCCTGAATACCAGAAGAAGACAAGCTAGCTTTTTGTGATGTAGTAGTTGTCCTGTATCCTAATGACCGTATTAATAAAGAAATATTATTTATTAACTTTTTATTAATATTTACAAAACGAACCCTTTTGTCTTCTCCAATACAACCATCAGTATCAATAAGACCTGCTAAAAGTTCTCTCCTAACTCTTTCATCGTTAAACAAATAATTTTTTGGGATATCTTTATTTAGATATATACCCAACTTTTGAAGTCCTTTGGTTAACTCTCCACCATTACCTCTTTTTCCACTAAAATATATCGTCCAAATACCAGTTGTTTTGTGTTTGCATATACTTGAAATCTTATATGGAATATTAGAAACAATATTTTCTACATCATTCGGATGAAGGGTTAAGCAGGGTTTTCCTTTAGAGCCATCCCCCAACCAACAACCCAAAGTATACGGATCCACCTGTATCTCTTGTAATTTAAACTGAATAACTCCAATTCCAGGTAATTGCCACCTTGCTCTACTTCCACGTATGTTTTTTTTACCAATCCAAACATCCTTCATCATTTTTTTTGTTTCAATGGTTACAAGATTGTTTTTTGTGTTCTTTCTTCTATCATAAACGGTCCATTCGTGATTTGGGTGTACAACAACAGAATATCCATTTGACATTGTTACCAATAGCGAAGCAAATTGTTTTTGTGGAATTACCGCTTTAACTTTTATTGGCTTGCCTGTAAGAGAAAAAACAAAATCACCAACATTTAACTCACTATGTTTTTTAAATCCGTTTGGAGTAGGAACTAGGGTCTCTGACGCACATTGTTTTCCGTGGCGTGGCGGAACGGTAAGAATTACCCTAGCATCCTCACCATCTTCAACTTTTTTAAGAACAGACTGAAAAACGATAGCCATTGTCTCGTGAAACCAAGTATCTTGATATCTGGGGTCAGTAGCAATTGAAAAATCAATTAGATTTTTTCGTGCTTGATGTACCACCATCATTTCTTTTTCTTCTAGCGATACGGTCTGCGATTCTGTCAATTTGTTCATCATTAAAACTATTTATTGGTTCGTCGTCAGTAGTATTGTCCACTCTTTCCTTCATTCCGTGGTTAGAGGATAAAATCAGTTTGGCAATTGTTGAATTATATTGTCCTGACAAACCACTGTTCATTAGTCTTTGTTTTTGCTCGTTTTTAATTCTATCGAGAGCAAGTCTAAACTCTGGACTTTTTCCAGCCCAAGTATATAAAGTTTTTTCAGCAAATCCTAAGTATATTGAAAAGCCAACAATAGTTGGAAGTTTGACTACAAGTTTAGTTTCGTACGTCTCATATCCCTTACTATCGTTTCTCTGTTTCAGATACTTAGTGTTTCTGTCTTTATTCTTTTTGATGTATTTATCAACATCATTTATGTATCTTTTTTTAAAACGTGAAATAACACCCATAATTTAATTGTAACATATAAACTTTTAATCATAACTAACCTTCATTCCCATCTTTTTCCTTTTCTCTTTGGTCATATTTTTTCCAACTCCATCAAGATATTTTTGAGCCTTTGGTCCTCCCCCATAGGGTGTATCCTGCCCCATATTATTCTCTACACCACCACGTCCCACATTGTACGCAGCAATAGCCTTATTAACATTTCCGTTAAAATATTTTAAATTCCTGGCTATCTCTTTAGCCATAAAATCAATTGAAAACTCTATATTGTGTGCTTGTTGGTCACTAATCTCAGGATGAGCTAAGTTATTTATTTGTGCTATCCCTCTATCTATACTTATTTTTCCATCCTCTGTTTTAACTGGGATACTGTCTCCATTCTCATATCCATTCTCTTGCCATAACATAGCAGAAATAACTGTTTCACTAACAGAATATTTTTTGCTAGCTTTCATAACATTTCTTCTCACCCGCACTGCAGGTCTCTTTTGTGCAAACCCATAAAAAGGTTTTGACTCTTCTTTGATTGTGCGTAATAATTCAGCACTTTCCCTAGTCAATTGTTTAAGTTGACCCTTCATTATATTTGAATCTACAGGTGATAACAGACCTCTTGAAAATAATTTCCAAGGACCAACCCTGAACCCCCTTTCATTCTTTTCTGCTCTTGGGATAAGGGTCCTTAAATCATTGATTCTGTTTTGTATTTTATCAAACTTTTTTTGTTGTTCTATACTCATCCCTCCTTGTTGCTCTGTAGCCATAACTTTATCAACAATACTTATTTTTGCTAAGATACTACTTGCTCCTCTCATTAAACTTGAGAGTGATTTTAGTTTTTTAATTATTCTTTCGCCTTCTTCTTTTCGTTTTTTGGTATCATTAATTTTTTTAAACTCAACAATTAATTTTTGAGCCTCTTTTAAACCTATCTTTCCATTTTTTACACCCCTTATTAAAGCATTTTCAACCTTTGTATAACTTGACCAAACAGAGGTTGGGACAACCTGCCAATTAGAAGGCTTTTCTTTTCCACCCAACTTATTAGGTATGGTGTGATCTAATTTGACTTGTTTTATATCTTTTATATTCCCTCCGTGTCTTCTTACCCATTCCTTTTTAAATGCCTGAGAGTCCTTCACATCTTGTCTGTCTACAACTATTATTCCACCATTACTTACTTGCATAATCTTTTGTCCAGTAAAAATCCTGTTAAAAGCAGTCTCTGGGTCTGTACCAATGGCTTTGGCATATACAGCAACCATTGTGGCAAAGTCTTCATTTTTCATAACCTTTTTGGTTGGAATAATTCCTGTCTTTTTATTAGAATCTCTGAATGAGTTGGAACTCAATCCAAAAAAGTCGGCAACCGCACCAAATTCTCTATCTAAAGTAGGAAATTTTTGAACCTCAAGTATATTTACGTATGTGATGGGTATACCTAATTGCACTAAGATACTACTAAATGTTGGTTTATCTCCTCCAAAATCTCTTTCGCTTGTTATATCTATAAAAGCCCTTGTTGCTGGTGGAGTTTTATTGATAAAGAAACTCATCACTTGATCAAAGTAAGTTCTTTTACCAAAACCAGGTTCAAACTCTTTAATTTCTCCTGTTGTAGCACTTTTATATTGTCCTGTTAACGCTTGTGCCATAAGAGAAATCAATCTTGCTTTACTTCTAAGATAATTGGATCTAGTATCATCAAATTTTAGTCGTAAGAAATCAGACGACCTGGGGTCAAACTCAGTTATATCATCATCAAATAAGGTAGCCACAGCATTAATAAGTATTATTGATACAACCATTCTGGCTAAATTATTCCTAGAAATTTTTCTAGATTGTTTTGGGATTTTACTAAATGAATGTGCGGTCATAATATCAATATCAGCCTTAAGCATTTTTGGTGCCCACGTTACCAACCTTAACACTTCGTTATTTAATTGATGAGGTAATTTTCCTCTAGCAGCAATGGAATTAATCACGACCCCCAATCCTTTAATTTGTTCAGTTGTCATTTCTACTCCGGCTGCGATATTGACATCTCTAAATTTTTTATATAGTTCAGTCCTAACCCTTAATCCACTATTTGTAAATGCAACATCACTAGCCTTTATCAGCGTGCCAGCCACAGGAATTCTGTGAGGCAAACTTGTTGGATGTTCTTCTTCAATTCTATCTATTATTTCAGCCTTTTCGTATTCCCCATTTAGATACAAAGGATCAGAAAATATAGTAGCCATTAAAGCATCTTCTGCCTTTTTTTTACCAACAACTTTAACAAAATCTTTTGCGTTTTCAACAAAGGTCTTTCCCCAAATTTTATAATGACCTCCTAGTAATAAATCAACTCCTTGTCTAAACATATAACTTAAGTCTGTGGATGCTTTTAATACAACTGAATTATTACCAATCCATTTTGCTGTATCTAATAATAACTCAATAATAGCCCTTGCTTTACTATCTTTGGCTTCAGTCTTAAATTGATACCCACGATCCTTCAACATTTCTATTATTGGTTTTTCTGGATTTTTTAGGTTGCTAATAAAGTGATTTAAAGTTACTTGGGTTGCCCCAAATTCTATCCCATCTTTTTCAGACTTCCATAATAGGTTTTCAGTATCAAAACTTTCTTTTAATTTACCCAATTTGCTTGATAAATCAACAATCGTCTTGTATTCTTCTCCACTAACAGAAACCTTCAATCTTTGTGAAACAAAAGTCTCCAGAAACTGATCTACCTCTTTATTTGATAACGCCTTTTCTAATCTGTTTACCTTACTTAAAAAATCATTTTTAATTTCTCTTGATCCACCCATATGTTCAATAAACGATACAAATCCTCTCTGCTGACTTTTGAGAAGCATCTTTGTTTCAAATAAATAATTAAGTCTTTTAGCATTCTCTCCGCCAACATACTTTGTAAAAAATATCAATCTACCATCAGTACCCCTATCAACCATCTTTTGAGGATTGCCGTCCTTTCTCAGGGCTTTTCTTAAATTCGATTCAGCTTGCTTCGTTAAACACCATGCCATATTAACACCTCACTTGCTTAATAATTGAACTCCAGTTTACCATTGTTGGCGGTTTAATCCTGCTCTTACCTCTTCTAACCCTAGAATTAACAAGTTCTTTAACAGTCGTACCACCAAACTTCTTCTCTATTGCTTCAATACGTACTTTCATTATATCTGCCAAAATATTTACTGGTGAATTCTTGTCAATATTACTTAAAATTTGTATCTCTTGACCAAACCTCTTTGAGGACAAACCTGCAACTTTAGTCGCAATATCTAAATCTAAATTTGGATCCAACGTCATAGCTACAAAAATAGAATTTTTAAGTATTCCTTCAGGTGGTAATCTTTTCCCCTCTAATACCTCTAAGGCCTCTTCTGGATTTTCTTTTATGTGTTTTGATGCTTTTGTTAACTGATTTTTATTTTCTGCCGTATTACTAGTTGAAAGACCTAGCCCCTCCAACTGTTCTTTGGTCGCATTTCCAACAATACCTTTTAATCTTTTTTCCAACTTAGTAGCTTTAATCTTTCCCTCTCCAACAGGTAATTGTGAGCTTGGTACACGAATAATAGAAATTAACTTCTCTTGGGTGGCTAGAGCCTTGCTCCATTCTTTATCAAGTTCACTATCAGCTTTTATTTTTAAATCTTTTTGTCTGGTCTTTAACAAGTCTAAAAATTTACCTAATTTCTTCTCTTTTTTCTCTAATTCACGAATAATAGCGTTTCTGGGAGTTTCTTGAGCCTTGGTTGGTAAATTTAAAGCAAAATCAAAAGCATCTGCTTCACTCATATCCGGATGTACTTCTTGCACGTTTTCTACAACAGAGTTTAACAAACTCCCCCATTTACTTGACCTTATTGTTTCAATGTCTCCCTCTTGGAATTTTTTACTTACAGCATAAATTCTTTTTAACTTATTTATGTCTTCAATATTTACTCCTGACCTCTGCTCCTGTGCCACCATAGCATTTCCTTCAGCCTCAATAATTGCCTCAGACAATTCATTTCTAATTTTACGAAGAGTCAACTTGACACCCTTAATATCTTTAGTGGTTTTTACTTGACTTTCTGTTACTTGCTCGAGAGTAGGGGGAGTTGGAACTGTTGGTTTTGCTTGTTTGGTTGACACACCAATATCTTTAGCTTTATTAAATATGTCTGTTAGTTGGGATTTGGCTAACCGAGGTTTTCCTTCTCCCAAAATCCCAATGTCTTTATATCCGAGTGCCAAACCGAGTTCTCGTTGGTTTCCACCATCTATGGCATTTAAAACTTTATTTAGAGAGTCAATGTCTTTGGCTATAACAACGTCTCCATTATTTACCGATCTAATCAAAAAATTGTGCTTTTTAGCAAAATCTTTCAGTTCTTTCTTGGTAAGATTTCCGCCCGACAGAAAAGCGGGTTTGTCTTTCAAAAGCTGTTCCAACTCCCATCTGCTTGCCTTCTTGATTACATCAAGACTATACTTACCTGTGGGCTTCATTTTATCCAATTGGCTTTTGAATGGATTTTTTAGATAATACTGATTAAGTGTTCCCCATTCAGGAACAATTCCTGACTTATTTATAAACTCCTCCGCACTCTTGTACTTCCTAGCTTCTTTGGCTAATGATTGGAGGTCTTCAGAAATAGCTTTTGATTTTATTTTTACTTTGGGTTTAATTTTCGCTGTTCGTATTTCTGGGGTCTTTATTTTAGCTATTCTAGTCTCCGTCATCTCTACATTCGGATAAAGTTTTTTGAATATTTGTTGTAATACTTGTTCTTTTTTAAACCCGTGTATGACAGACACATCATTATCCCCCAAACCCATTACTGTGGCTACCCAACCAGCCCCTGACTTTTCTGGTACAAGTTTTACAGTACCATTGTCTATTTGATACCCGACTTTTTTTGCAATAGCTTGGTCTACCGTTTCTCCCTTAATTCTTTCTAGTCTTGTTTTAGAAATGGTAACTTTTTGTGGTTCAAATCCTGTTTTTATTTCTTGTATTCTAGCTTTAAGTTGTGGTTCAAACGAAAAATCAAAAATACTATTTTTACCTGCAGATTTTTGGGGGATAATCTCACTGGCTTTCACCTTTTTCTCTATGACTTCAAAATTTTGTATAGGTGTACCGAGCTTTGTTCTGGTAAAACTTTCAGCAATACTTTTATCCAAAGATATCCAATCTCCCCTGTTTATAGTGGATCCCTTTGGTGCTCCGCGATATACAACAATTTCCGCATTTGGATTGCCTTGTATCTGTTTTAATTTTCTTTTTACAACGTCAGTTATGTTTCCAGAACTATTTTTAATAGTCTCATCACTCAGCGAAAAACTTTTAATACCACTATCTGTTGTTCTCCTAATTGAGCCAGTACCTGTCCCTTGATATTTTGGCGATTTTGTTTGTTTATTTGTTGGTTTTTCAACACCAGTAACTTCCTTTGCCACTTCCCCAACCTTTTGCTCGCCGATTACTTTTGATTCGTCCTTAATTACCTCCGTAGGTTTAAATTTCACTTCTTTTTTTCTTTTTGTGTATTGTTTATCTTTCCCCCCATCGCCTGACGGCAAAACAAGAACTGTCCCACCTCCCAAAACAGCCCCGACGCCCATTGACTCAAAAACTCCCTCCATAATTGGACGCTTCGTATAGAAATTAGAAATAATTTGTTGTGAGCCTTCTTGTATCCCCTCAGTTCCCAAACCTTTAAGAACTTTAGCAATTTTTTTAATATCCTCTGTACTTACTTCAAAAACATTTAAAGCACTGTTTAAAACTAAGTTAAGTCCTAATGTCATACCTGCTTTCTGACTTGAGTTGTCAATGCTTAACCCAGTTTCCCTATTTGTCTCATAGACAGATCCAGCCTCACTCAATGACTCTAATATCACTGGGACAACAGTACTCCCACCAGAGACAACGTTGGCAGTTGCAAATAAGCCCATTGACCCAACTCCTTGCATTAACTGGTCTGCAAAATCAGGATTTTCTGGTGATATGTCCTGTGCCCATACTTTAATCTTCTTTGATACTCTCCTCGTTTCTTTACTCAATCGGGTTTTGGTCGGAAACGAAGCCTTCATCGCTTTGGCACGTTCAACAGGATCTTTAATTTCATTTACATTCCTTTTTTGAGCCTGTTCAATATTTTCAAAAACACCTGTAGTTATATCTGTAAATGACGAAATCCCCTGACCAATACCAGCTAAAATATCTTTGGCGAAAGTATTTTCTCTATTTTTATCAGGAACCAAAACGCCACCACTACCAACTCCCGCTATA